TTTAGTTTTAGCAAGTATACACTATATGATTTTGTACGATAATATCATAACTATAGTTAATTGTTTAGCGTGTATATTACCATTAAATAGTTTACAAAATAACAATATATACGGTGTTTTTGTGTATACTATGTATATTATGCTTGCCATGATATTAACATCTTTCTTAGGTTTGTATGAATATATATGGTATTATGTTACATGTAATCTTATAATTACGTGTATTTATATAACCTTAGTGGTCAAATATATAAAATATATTAGGAATAGAAACCAAAACCAAAACCAAAACCAAAACCAAAACCAAAACCAAAATGAACACATTGTATGATCAAAACGATTTAGATATTGCTAGAGGTTTATACAAAACCCAAGATGAAAAGTGTGAACGGTTTGCGAGAAGTATTCATAAACTTAGACAAGCTCGCAAAGAGTACGATGATAAACGTGAAAATAGAAAGATTAAGTTTATAGACAATGTACCTGAAAAAAATATTCAAAATAGAATCAAAAATAACACATGTCAGGCGATTACAATCAATGGAAAGAAATGTAGTTTCAAAGCATCGTGTGGTATTTATTGTAAAAAACATGCTTCTAAAAAATAAATATATTGTAATAATAAATGTTAGATCAGGAAACACTTCGACCTGTTATAATTGCAATGGCACTTTACCTTGCCATTTCTCAAATCGTACCAGAAATTTTAAAAAAACCAACTAATATTAAATTAATTGATGATATAGTTGCAATGCTTATCGCACAAAGAGGTTCACTTACTTCCGGTGCTATTCTCACCGGACTTATTGTCTTTATAACGAATTACATTAACGATGAATTCTTGTAATACATTTTCTTTAGAAGTTAATGCGCGAGTTTTCGGGTGATCCATATACCTTAACTTCTTGTTATATGCATCTTCCATGAATTCCGAGAGTTGTTCCATACATGGTTTTCCCCATTGCATACCTTTTTTAAATAAAAAGTCATCGTGTTTGAGAGTTTCAACGTCACATTTTATAGTATAAGGTGTTTTAATATATTCCGTTGCACCTCCGTACTCTGTTATAATTACTGGCTTGTTTCGTAAAGCAGCTTCAACTGCTCCCATGCCAACACCTTCAGAAGAAGAGAAACTCACATAACAATCTCCCCGAGCGTGTATTTCTTCCATCTTTTCATCAGATACGAGATCGTTTATTACAGTCACGTTTGGTACATTTATTTTAACCGGATTTCTGCACGTTGCTTTAATAAGAAGTCTAGCGTCTGGTTTGTTTAGTCGTATAAATGCTTCTAATATTTTATTAAAGTTTTTCCTTGGGTCGTAAACATTGCCTATATGATAAAATGTATACGGTCTTTTATCGGGCACGTGTGCATGTAAAATGTAAAATTCGGTCTCAGGAAACTGTCTCTTAAATACTTTTTTACAAAATTCGCTTGGTACGGCAATTCTATCGAATAGTTTAAAAAGTTTACCGTAATCTTCATGAACTGTTTCGGTTTCACAGACAGTCATACACGTTACGTTTTTTATTTTACGTTTAATTTCGGGTATTCTGTCTAACCAGTATTGTATAGGAAGTGCAAAAATGAATGCATGTTCAGACTCTGGTATTTCTTCATGTATCTGAATATATTTAGTATATCCAGTATCAGGAAAGATATCCATATATTTTTTACAGTGTTGACCAATTCCACTCAGGAGAGTTGGACCGATGAATAACATTTAGTATAAAGATAATATTTCTTTTATATATATTACGCAATGGATTTCATTAGAAGACAAATTGATTCTGAAGCTCAAAGAGCAAAGGTTAGACCAGAAGCTGTTTTTGGTATACTTAGACAACTTGTTGATCATCTCGAACCACCAACCGAGGTTCCAGTTCCACCAGCTCCAGCTCCGGCACCAGCTGCTAAAAAGCCAGCTCCGGCACCAGCACCAGCTCCAGCACCAGCTCCAGCACCAGCACCAGCACCAGCTGCCAAAAAGCCAGCTGCTAAAAAGCCAGTTGCTAGAAAGCCAGCTGCTAAAAAGTAGTTTGTATGGGTGTAGGTATAGATGGTGATCCTTTATTTTTTAAGAAGTAGAAACCACCTGTAATTAAAGCTATAATAAGAATTAAGTAGCGAAAAGGGTATTTCTTTTTCTTTTCCGTTTCCATTTTCTCAATATCGTTCTTATCTGGAAGTTTTTTAACGTTTACGTTAAGTTCATCTATTTTCTTGATAAGTTTGTGTATTGCTTCTAAAATTTGTATTTCCTTATTTGTTGGCTTTTCCTTAACATCTATGGATGTTACTTCTAATGTCATGAACCATTCCGAATCGGGTTGTAGTTTTACGTAATCTCCGTCACCTTGTTGTTCATATAAAACGAAATCTAGTTTTTGGATGGATATAGGGTTAAATAAACACGTTTGTCTATTAAACGATTTCCATTGTTTATCGTGTAGTTTAAAATTACTTGAACCGTCAAATGCTCGTTCTAGTGGGATACGTGCAAATATTTGACCATGCCTTTCATCTAGAATTTGTGCAACTTTAGGTATATTTTCGCATATAATATCTACGTATTTTGCGCCATTACCAGTACCACCACTAGACGTACCAACTTGTGTAATGTAAAAATCAACAACTTTTAATCCACATACTTTACTTATATCTGAAACGTGTGTATTCGAAGAAAGATTGAGATTAAACGAAAACGTGTTATTGGTACCCGTAACAAAATTCGAATCTATTGTTATGTACTGAATTTTTTTAGGTAATTCCTGGAGTGAAACCATCTTGTATTTACTATATAAAAAAATAAATACAAATAATAGCATGTTTACATTTTATTCGAGTGTATCTCGCTTATTATCACGGAATAAGACAGATGTGGTAATATCTAAAAAACCGTATAAATCTGTAGATCCTACGGTTACAGAAATAAAAAATAATTTAGACATGATGTTTTCACCAGATTCTTCTAGGGATGTGATCAAGACAACAAATGATGCCGGTGAAACTATTATTTTAGAATATTCTAAACATGATAAAACATTTGATCATTATAGACCTAAGTTTTTTAAATATAAATAAAGAATTAATAACTTTAACATATAAATGATATGGACTACATGCACTTACACACTTACGACTACAAACTCGCTTTCTGTCAAGCGACAAATGAACTCTGTGAAGACGTTCAAAGGATTATATGGGAAAAATCTCAAAAATACGACTATGAAAATCTCGTG